AGCGACAACGCGAAATCAATCATCAACGACTTGTGGGAGATCCTCGAATACTCGCCGCGATTGCTGGCCGACTTCCCCGAGGCGACAATCCCGATCAAAAAGCTCGAAGGCCGGATGCAACGGTGTGCGTCGCAACATCAGCACGGCGAGCCGACGCGCATTGAATCAACAGCCGACGGCTTCACCATGCCGACCGTCAAGATGGCAAACGGCGAAATCGCGCCGTGCGCGGGCGGCGTCTTCGTCTCGCGTGGCTATACGGCGGGCGTTCGCGGCTTGGTGCGCGGTGCGCTCCGTCCCGATTTTGCGCTGATCGACGACCCGCAAAAGCAGAAAGGCGCGGCGAGTGATTCGGAGTGCGATTCAATCGAATCGTGGATTCAAGGCGACGTGTCCGGCCTTGCAGGGCGTGACCGTGCCATTTCAATGGTGATGACGACCACGCCGATTTGCGACGGCGACGTGAGCGAGCGGTTCGCCGACCGCAACCTGCACCCCGAATGGAAAACGATCACTGTGCCGCTCGTCTCGTCGTGGTCTAACGCGCCGGAGCTGTGGGAACAATATCTCGGTATCCGCGCCGAGGACGAGTTCAAGGACGAGGATAAGCTCACGCGCGCGACGGCATTCTACCTGAAGCACAGAAAGAAGATGGACGCAGGCGTTGCCGTTATTGACCGCCGCGCCTTCGACCGCACGATTCAGGTCTCGGCGATTCAGGCGGCGTATGATTTGAAGTTTACGGCACGCGCCGCGTTCGACGCAGAGTTTCAATTAAAGCCCGAGCGAAATAATACGGTCTATAATCTCACGCCCGCAAACATCTTCTCGCACGTCGTCAAAGGATGCGACCCGTACGCGATGCCGGACGGGTTCAAGCCGATCTTGGTGACGTGCGCGACCGACATCAACCGCGCAACAGCAGGTCTCACGTCGGTCATGAAGGCCTACGACGAGCGGATGACCTCGCACGTCCTTTGGTACGGAATCTTTTCAACGGCAATCACTAATGACATCCCACGCGCCCGCCGCGACCAACTGACCTACGATGCGCTCGTCCAGCATGAGCGGCAGATCACCGAAATGTCGAAGACGCTCGGCATTGAATTTGTTTGCGGAATTGACGCGTCGGGCGAGGCGTACGACGCGGTGCACCGTCTCTCGGCAAACGCGGTCAATCTCGGAATCGTCAAGCCGTGGCCGATGACGGGTCAATCGGGTGAGAACTGGAATCCGAACCGCCGCGTCGGAGTTGTTGGCGGCGTTCGCAACTTCACGATGGAGCTGGTCGATCGTGACCGCCGTCACCGCATCGGCTACTTGGCAGACCACTACCGCGAAATGGCGCAGACGGCGTGGCTTGGTGATCTCGGCTCTCCGTCGAAATGCACCTTGTTTGACGGCGGAGCTATCCACGCGGACTTTGCCAAGCAGATATGCGCGGAGCGGCTTGTTGCTAAGGACGTGAAAAAAGGCGTGCCCTATTGGGTCTGGCGCGCCTCGAAGAACGTGCCGCACGACTACGGCGACGCGTGCTATATGTGCGACGCGCTCGCAGGGTTTCGTGGCTTGAATGGCACGGGCGAGATTACGCAGACCAATTCGCGTCGTCAGGCGGTCTGCTTTTAATGCTTGCGCGAATACTTCGGCGTTGATTTCGGGCTGATGATATAGGCAAATGCGCTGACGGCTTTCGCAACAAGGCCAGCTGCCCTTCTCGCGGCCACGCGCACCAAGCGCTCCTTCTTCGGCTTTCGATAATAGCGCGGATCGTCATACACGCGGTCTCGGTCGTCGAAGGTGTCGGCTCGGAAATTGAAACGGCGACCAGGCCAGATGTCGGCGCACTCGACGCCGCCTTCGTCGTGCGCGTAGTATTCCATTTTGCTCGTATATTCGCCGTCGCGCCGAAAGAAATACATCGAGCAAAAATACACCTTGACGCGCTTCGGCGTTTCGCGCCTACCGACGCAGACGTACGGCTGATCTGGAGAGACGATGGCCTTGTAGCATTTATCGACCTCAAATCGAACCATGCTACACCGCCTTCCTGATTGCCGCGCTTGCGATATCGCGCTGGCGCGCTTTCGGCTTAATCGGTTTCAGCATGGCGGCGACATCCTCGTCAACGTAGATGCGGACACCCTTCGACCGCGCACCGCCCCAGCGGGCGGCGGCGGCTTTCTTTGCGCGTTCGTGGTTTGTCATTGGTTTAGATGTTTTCATAGGCGTCATTATAGCAAATTCCGCGATTATCACACTCGCCATTGAGCGCGACAAGAACCTTGAACTCAAGAGGATGATTCTTCGGTATGTCAACGATTTGGTCGAACTTCGCGCGTAGCTCGATGAGGCGCGCTGTTTCGAGTTTTGCGATGCGATTCTTCAGGGCTTCGTTGTTCATTTTGAATCTCTTTTCTGATTAAGCGACGAATTCATTTGCGTAGAAGATCGGACACATTGAATGTTGTCCAAACGGATAGACTCCTTCTACACCGTTTTTCCATTCGGTCAGCTTCTTGTTGATTCGGATTGTGCGAATGCCTCGGCAATCTCCAAAGTCAAACGTGACGGTCATTGCGGTTCGGCGTACAACCTTCCCGCTATAAATGATTTCGCTGTCGCAAATTGCAACCGCTGTGTAGGTCTTGCCAACTTCGAATTTCTTGATCGTGTTCGTTTCGTTCATTTTTTATTTCCTTTCGTTTCGTCCTTCGGGCCCTTCCCGTCGGTACGCGTATATTATAGCATTTATCCGAAATGCTTGTAAAGGGGGCAAATGAATTTTTTTTTATTTTTTTTCAGGGCCGATTTTTGTCCTATTTTGACGCGCCGCCCATCTTTGATGGACTTAAAGAAGCCATATCAGACGCGCGAACTCCGCGCGCAATCACGCGACCCGCAACCGCAGGCCGCGAAGGAGGCCACACACGATGGATGCGAAATACATTCAAGGCGAGTCGATTTCATACGCGCTCGATGACGCGAACTATACCGCCGCGACGCTTCATGTCGGCGCGAACCAATACGCGTTGACGAAGTCGGGCTCGATCTGGTCTTGCTCGATTGATTCGTCCGCGATGAGTGGACAGTATCGCTACGCGGCAATCGCCGACGGGAAAGTGCGCGACAAGGGAACGATCACCGTCTCCCCGCTCGTCTCGAAATACCGCGCCGTCATCGAAGCCATCGACGCGGCATTGCAGGGCGTGGCGACGAACGGAAAGTATTCAGTGAATGTCGGCGAAATCTCGCTCACGGACAAGACGTTCGACGAAATGGTCAAGGCAAAGAACTACTATCAGCGGCTCGCTGACGCGGACGAGAACGGTGTCACGCCGTCGTTCGGGCCGCGCCGCGTTTCGGAGGTGTACTCATGAGGATCCCGTTTTTTGGAAGCAAGCACAAGGACGCGCAGACGCGCGTTTGGAACGCCTACGCGAACCTACTCGAACAGCGGTCGTTCAATGCCGCCGATGTGACGCGTCTCGTTTCCGAGTGGCGGTATGATGCCGGATTCACGAACTCCGACATCCTCGGCGCGCTTGCGTCCATCCGTTCGCGCTCCCGGGACATGGCGAAGAACTCACCGCTCTACGCACGGTTTATCCAGTTGATGCGCGAGAATGTTGTCGGCGACGGCTTCCGCTTCAAGGCGTTGCCGTTCATGGCCGGAAGTGATGACGCGGAACACCTCGACCCCGAAGCGGCGAAGTTTCTTGAATACCATTGGTGGCGTTGGTCGAAGAACCCGTATTATGTTGATTCGGCGAAACGACAGAACCTGACGCAGTTCCTCTCTCTCGTTGTCGAGAACTGGGTGCGTGACGGCGAGGCGTTTGTCATTATCGACCAAGCCGCGCAGAACCGCTATGGGCTCTCGCTCCGTTTGATTCGCGCCGATTGCATCGACGAGGCTATGAATATCCGCAAGGATGAGCGCGTCACCGTTCGCGGCGGCATTGAGTACGATGTTGGCACGGGCGCACCGCTCGCGTATTATTTCAACGGCAATAACACCGACCCTGCTGGCACGATCTATGTCGAAGGCAAGCCGCGTGTTCGTATTCCGGCGCGGTTCGTCATCCATCTTTTCGAGCGGCACGATGCCGACCAAATACGCGGCATCCCGCTCGGCTATTCCGCCCTTCTCCCAATGAAGATGCTTGACGAGTACACGAAAGCCGAACTCGTCGCGGCGAAAGACGAGGCCTGCACAATCGGCACATTCTCCTGCCCCGCGGGACAAGACGGCCCGATGCAGATGACAACCGACGCGGCGAACGATACTCGGCAGAAGATCGAAGCCGGACAGAAGGTGTATCTCCCCGAGGGCTGGAAATACGACGCGCTCACGCCGCAACACCCGAATCGCGGTTGGCAAGATTTCAGCGTTGGCCTTCAGCGGCTTATTGCTACTGGCCTCGGCGTTGATTTTGCGGAACTCACGGGCAACGGCTCCGACACGATCTCGGCGGTGGCCCGCCAGTCCATGCTCCGCACACGCGAGATGTATAAAGACCGCCAGCGCACGGTGCAGTCGCTCGTCCTCGATCGTATTTGGTACGCGTGGCTTCACTCGTTCTTGCGGCTTCGCGTCTCTGGTAAATTCAGCGAGGATGACTACGAGCGTTTGAGCGACCACGAATTTCAAGGCCGCCGCTGGGGGTGGATTGACCCGAGCGCGGAAGTGAACGCGGCGACCGTTGCAACAGCTCATGGCTGGCGTACGGATGCCGAAGTCGCGGCGGAATACGGCAACGACATCGACGATAATATCGCCGAACAGTTGCGCATTAAAGACGCGAAAGCGGCGGCAGGTCTTATCACGGTTGGTCAAGGCATCAACGCCGCGCCGCCTGAAGAACCAAAAGAATCTGACAAGGGCGAAGGCGACAAAAAAGAAGTTGACGCTTCACCCATTATTAAGAAGCCGAAAAAGAAATCCAAGAAGAAGGAGGACTAGATGGCTATTGAAGGAACGCGCGAAAAGTCGCGCGAATTTAAGTGTGAAGTCCGCGAATGTTGCGGAGAATGTGAAGGCGAAGAAAAGAAGCGCGAAGTGCGCGTCTCCGTTTCGTCCGAAGCCCCTGTTGTCGAGACCGTATTCGACGAAGAATCCGGCGAGTGGGTGCGCGGCCTTGAAGTGCTCGGTCATGCCGAAGGCGAGATCGACTTCTCGCGCATGGACGGCGGCCTTGTCATTCAGGACACGCACCGCGGCGACCAGATCGGCCTCATTCGCAACGTCGAAGTGAAGGATGGCAAGCTCGGCGGTGTGATTGAGTTCTGTTGCGGCGACCGTGCGCAGGAAATCCGCAAGGATGCCGAATGTGGGCTTCGGCGCAACATGAGCGTCGGCTACATCGTCAACGCGTGGCGTAAGTGCGGCGACGGCGACAAGGAGCGCGGGATTCTCCCGACCTATCGCGCCGTCTCGTGGACACCATACGAAGCAAGTTTCGTCAACGTTCCGGCTGACACCCGCGTGGGTGTTGACCGTAGTTTGGACGTTGGCACAGATACGGCGGCTCAAACCGCCGCCACAAACGAAAGGGACTCCAACATGGAGAACACCGAGAATACTCCGGCGGTTGATAACTCCGCCGAAATCCGTGCCCTCAAGGACGAGATCGTTTCTCTCCGCGAGGCCGTCAAGAAACCCGAAATGCCCGCCGAACGCGCCAAGCCGCAGTTTGACGAGGCCGATGCGCCGAAGATCGCGCGCCAGTATAACCTCATGAACGCCATCCGCGCTCTCGCGGGTGATCGCGTTGATGTCGGTTTCGAGCGCGAGATCAGCGACGAGATCGCTCACCAGTCCAAGCGCGAGGCCAAGGGTCTGTTCATCCCGGACATGATCCTCTCCGGCCGTGCGTTCGATAAGGGCAACACCGCTGGTCAGCTCGTTGCGACCGAGACGCTGTTCGGCGAGATGGTCCCGGCTCTCGTTGCCAAGACCGTTCTCGGCGCGGCGGGTGTCCGCACGCTCTCCGGCCTGCAGGGCGACATCAAGATTCCGACGGGTGCTGCCGCGTCTGCCGCGTGGGGTGCTTCGGAAGGCGCGAACGCCACCGAGACCACGCCGACCATCGGCCACCTCTCCGCGACCCCGAAGGGCCTCGCGGCGTACACGGACATCACGCGTGAGCTGACGCTTCAGGCGGGTATCTCGCCGCAGGCGTTCATCACCAACGCGCTTCTGTCCGCGATGGCTCGCAAGCTCGAAGAAGGCGCGTTCAGCGGCTCGGGCTCGAACGGCCAGCCCACGGGTCTCGACAACACGATCGGCATCAACACGATCAGCTCGGCGACGAACCCCGACCTCGTGAAGCTTCTCGAGTTCATCACGACCCCAGAGAGTGAGAACGCCAACGTTGACGGCGGTAAGTTCATTGGTCGCCCGAACGTGTGGTCGCTCCTCGGCTCGACCTTCGACAAGTATTGCTTCAACAACACGGGCGCGAAGGCCAGCTCGTCCGTTGTCGGCGGTGTCGCGGCTCCCCGCTATCTACTCGACACGACGAACGACAAGTGTCAGGGCTACGACTTCATCAAGTCGAACATTGCCACGGCGAAGTACCTCTACTTCGGCGATTGGTCGAAGATGCTCATCTGCCTGTGGAGCGGTGTGGACGTGACGGTTGACCCGTACTCGCTCTCGCTCTCCGGCAAGCTCCGCATCGTCGCTCATCAGAACGTCGATGTCGTCGTCACCCAGCCCAAGGCGTTCGCCCGCGGTCAGGTCATTGCCTAATCACACTACGGGGCGGCGTGCGCGGGAATCCCTGCCGCGCCGCCTTGTGTCAATAGGAGGTCATCGAAATGATCGGAACTAAAGACATCACCGCCGTGCAGTTGATCGCTCCGGCGTCCGTTGCGACGAGCGCGGCTACCGCGTCGAGCGCGACCGCCGTCATGGGTCTCGAAGGCCCGCAGGCGTTCGTTTGCTCGTTCGCCGCCGCCGAAGGCCGCACAAAACTGACGCTCACCGTCAAGGGATGCGACACGTCGAGCGGCGTGTTTGCCGAACTCGGCAAGGTCGAGACCACGTCCGCAGACGCTGGCGTTGTCCGCGTTGACTTGGGCGGCGAGTATCTCAACGCCTACATCAAGGCCGAGATTGCCGTCGTTGGTGCGGCTACGGTTGCTGATTGCGTTATGCTCCAGGCGGGTAAATAATCACTATGGCATCGCTCGTTTCCATTATCGAAAACGCCCTCGTCAGCGTCTCTCTGGCCCTTCCGGACGCGGTGCGGACGATGGTGCACGAAGCGGAAACGGGCGACGCTATCAATTCCTCGTCGGTTGAATTGTCCGGCGAGGCGGCATCCGAGTCGGGCGCGGTGGAGAAGTCGCGTGTCATCGTGACCGCGGCCAACTTCCCGACGCTCGGCTGGGATTCTTTTGTCACGGTTGGTGACGAACCGCATATCGTCACATCTTTAAAGAAAGACCCGGTCGGCGCAACAATGACCGTGGGGCTTTCCGAACCACTCTCAAAGGTTCTGGCGCACATTATCGGCGTTCGCGGTTCGCGGCCCGTGCGCTTCCCCGTCGAATTGCTCGCGGAGAACAACGGCCTCGCAACGGACATCACGGACGGCTACGCGCCGACCACGGTGCATTCGTGGACACTCTGCGTCGCGGTGGATTCATGGCCGGAGAACGGCGAGCCGCAGATCGGTGACGAGGTGCGCTTCGTGAAAGACGGCGCGGAAGTGCGCGTCAAGGTCGCCCGTTGCAATTTGCGCGAGCGGCACTACGTTTTGAACGCAAGGAGTCGCTGATGGTCACGATGACCGCGAGCATAGACGGCGCGGCATCTGCGGCTTTGAATACTGCGCTTCAAGGTTTTGGCCGTTCGCTTGGCGAAGTTTCGGCTCTCACTCCGAAGTATGCGGCTCTTTCTGTGTGTGATTCCTTGAGACACAATACAAAGAAAGCCCCGAAGATGGCGCGTCGAAGTGAGTATGCCGCCGACTACTCGCCGAATCCTCCGCGATACATCACCTATCGAAGAGGTGCAAAACTACCGAAACCGATTCATCGTTGGTCTCTCACGCGAAAACTTGGAACGCCTGACGAATACACAAAAGACCACTTCGTCTATGTACACACGAAAGAGACGAAACGCGGCAAAATAATAAAAGACAAAGCCGCAGAGTTGCGCGAGCTGAAGAAATATCATCTTGGCATCGCTCACGCCGGACTTGCAAAGATTGCGTGGAATAAGACGAAGGATGAAATCAAACGCGGCACATCGGACGTTGTTTGGAAGAAAAGAAAGAACGACCGCCGCGCCCCGTTGAATGACGTTCACGGCTCTTTCAAGAAAAGTGGAACGGTAAACGTGACGGGAGTTGCTGAAATTCACAATCATCTCGATTATGCAGAAGCGGCACTGAACCCCGGAGCGATTGACAAATCAATGGGTTCTGCGGCGTTGAAGTTGATCTATAATAAAGCGTTCAAAGACCTCACATCCGGCGGAATGAGCGTTGAGGATGCTTGCCGCCATGCAAAAGAAACAGCCGATATTTTCAGAGCAGAATTTGGCCTTTAATGTTTGACGCTCCACCCATCATTGTATGGGCGAAACCACAAACACAACTCCTACAGCAGAGCCCGAGGAACTTCTCGAATCGGCTCTCGTCACGCGTCTCACGTACGCTTGCTCAATCCCGGTCGAGGGCGTTCTCGCGCCCGTTTCAGCCGGAACGGTCAAGGGTCTTTCGGCTGATACGTTTGTCGGCGTGAAGGTCGATCAATCCTCGCAGGATGGAGACTACGCCTATCGTGCGCCGATGACATACTCCGCGACCGTGACCGTCCACTTCTCGCTTGCCGACGAAGCGAGCGGCGCGTCTTTCCGCGACGAGTGCCGCGCCGTTCGCGCTTCCCTTCTCGCGCTCACGGGTGACGGATGCTCCGCGCTCGATGTCGCAAGCGCGTTCTCTTGCGGCGAGTTTTTACTCGATTCGACTTCTACCAATTTCGAGGGCGGAGAAAATCCCGTCTATACGAAAGCGTACACGGCCACGATCAAAGGCCGCATCATTCAACCAACCAACACAACGGAGGCCAGATAAATGGCAAACGCAACATTCAATCAGGGTATCGATTACTTCGGCCTCGTTGCCCAGTCGAACCCGAAACTCAAAGTGAAATCCAGCGCAGAGAATCGCTCCAAGCAGAGCGCGTCCGGCGCGAACTCGTATGGCGACATCAAAGTCGTTGATTCCTACGGCGAAACATCCGAACCTTCCGCCGAATATGATGTGATCGCCGACATGACACAGGCAACCTTCCCGAAACTCGGCACGGTTTCCACCGTTGCCGGAATTGAGAAGCCCGTTGTCTTCGGTTCGGTCACGATCAACACGTCGAATGGCGCGAACCCGACCGTCTCGGCTTCCGGCTCGATGGTGCAGACGGGTGCGGCGACGCTCCGCGAGTACACGCTCCCGACGATGTCGCTCACGGCCCGTCACCGTGCGCAGGACTTCCTCGGCGCGGTCACGATCAGCAAAGTGAGCGGACAGACCACCGCCGCCGCGTCGGATGTTGATGACTACGGCCTTGAATCCGTCTCGGCCACATTCCCGATTGAAATCACGAAGGCAATGCCGAAGGGTGAAGTCGTGAACTATGACCTGCACGGCGGCACGGCGACGGCGACCTACACGATGAATTGGTACGCGGCGACCGCGCCTGTCATTGCGCTTTCCGCGGCGGCTACGACGGCTGGCTACACGATCTCAACGCCCGTCTCGAAAGCCGACCCCGAGGGTGGCTACACGCAGTACACGTGGACGGTCTCGCTCCCGCTCGTCGGCGAAGAAGCGGACGATTAAAAGGTGACGCGCCGTGATTTCCGAACTCGCCCGTGGTGACTATGAGGATATGATTGCGGACGGCCTGAAGCCGACTCTTGACGACTTCGACCGCCTGAATCAGATCGCCTTGCGTCTCACGGACGGCTCGGAAACGACGGCGGCGAACTTTCCGCGCGTCGGTTGGGCGGGCGATGTGCCCTTCTATCAGCCGACGTGCGCGGCGTTCGCGTGGTATTTGGAATGCGTCGAACGCGCCGATTTTGATACGGCGACAAAGGACGCGTGCTGGTTCTACGCGCTTGCGCACGGACGCGACGAGTGCGCGTTCGCGTGTCTTTGCGCTCCCGATTCGATTCGTAAGGCAGTCAATGAATGGCTCGCGTCCTTGCCTATGACGCGTGACGAGATCGCCCGCGCTTGCCGTTTTGCGGCGACTGGGTTCGATGACGCGGTGGCCGGAAAGACCGACGCGGCGAGATCGAAGGAAGCAAACAAGACAGATGACGAACGGCGCGAGGAATCACTCGCCAACCTGAACGAGAATGTGACGGTCGCGTCCGCACTCACTGGCATTGCGCCGGACGTTCTCATGATCGAGACCCCTTCTCGGCTTGCGAAGATGGTCGAAGCCGTGCGTCTCAATAACCCGATGGGCGCGGCGGACATGAAGGACACGCCAAAGCTCCGCGCCGACTATGATTTGACATTCCGCGAGATTCGCCAGCGGTTGACGAAGGAGAGAGACAATGGCAAGTAAGTCAATCGACATCATTATTTCAACGGTTCTCAAAAAGACGGGAATCGACGCGGCGCGGGCCGCGATGAAGAAGCTCGCCACGACCGTCGGCAAGAATCTCACGAATATCAAGAGCGCGTTTGATATGGCGAGCGCGGCAATCGGTAAGTTCGTCGCCGCTATGTCGAAAGGCATGGAGTTCGAGCGTATGACCGTGCAGTTCAAGTCGCTCACTGGCTCGATGGAACTTGCGCGTGCCCACATGAAGGACTTGCAGGACTTGGGCCGCACACCGCCCTTCTCTCTCGAAGAGTTCGCCGCCGCGTCACAAGCCATGATGAAGATGACTGGCGGCATGGCCGGATTCAAGAAGGAGATGGAGATTGTCGGCGACATGGCCGCGGCCACGGGCAATGATATTGCAACGGTTGGCCGTGCTTTCGGTCTCGCCTATCAGGTCATTCGTGACGGTCAGGACTTCGGCCGCGCCGGACAGCAACTCTACTCGCTCGGCATCATGACGAAGAAACAGGTCGCCGAGTTCGCCGAATTGTCGAAGGCCGGAACGGATAACGCCGCTGTTTGGGAGAAGTTGCAGGAGGTCTTTGGACGCTACAAGGGCGCAATGGCGGCGACCGAGCAGACAACGAAGGGATTGGTCGTGGCGATTCAAGGCGAGGCGACCGTTGCGTTGACAGAGTTCTCGTCGGCCATCAGCGAAAGCGCAAAACCTGCGCTTGCAGGACTTCTTGATTATCTCAAGCGCATAAATGAAGATGGCTCGATCGAAGAGTGGGCCGACGGAGCTGTTGAGGCACTCGGTTCTGTTGGTAGAACGGCCAAAGAAGTCGGTGATGCGATTTCGTGGGTATGGAAAGCACTCAAAACGATTGGCGCGAAGCCATCCGCATTGAAGGCCGGACTTGATCAAGCAGACGAGCTTGGTCTCAAAGGCAGAGAGAAAGAAGAGTACGCGCGCAAATTTCAGAAAGATGTCGTTGACGAGATTTGGGGCAAGAATCAGACGGCAAACGAAGACCGAGAGAGCTTGCGTCAGGAGCGTGCAGATCGCAAGCGTCAGCGCAGAGAAGAGCAAGCCGCCAAAGCGAAGGCAGAAGCAGAGAAGCGCGTAGCAGATGACCTCGCGCGTGCTCAAGAGCAAACAGACCGCGAGAATGCAGAGAAAAAGGCCGAAGAAGATTTGAAGGCCGCGCAGAAATCCGAAGCCGAATACTTGAAGGCCGTCGAAGCCGAGCGCAAGGCGCGCGAGAAGATGGAAGCCGACCTTCACCGCCAGCGCGTAGAGAACGCAAAGGATGAGCTGAAGGTCGCGCAAGACGCGCAGAAGTCGACGCAGGACGTTGTCAGCAACGCACAGACCGAGTTTGATAAGGCGTTCGACATGTATCGAAGCGAAGACAAGGGAGCGTCCGTGATCGCTGAAGAACGCGCCTACGCGAAGGATTACAAGCAACTGCAAAAAGACGCGGCGAAGTATGGCGGCAAATGGCGTATTGATGAGCTTTCGTCGTTGATCGCTGCGGGCGACACGCAAGGCCAAGCGGCGAAGCTCGAAGAATGGCGCAAGTCATCGCGCTTTACGCCGGAGGTCGAGAGTATGGTGCGCGCGGCGGCGGCTGACAAGACCAAGACAACCGCCGAGGACGAGCTACGAAAGATCAACGCGAACACGGCGAATCTCGACAAGAAGCTCGACGAACTCTTGAGGGCGAAAGGATAA